CCTCCCGAAATCTTTGGTCAGGTCCAGGACGCCGAAGGGCGCCCGGAGGCGCGGAACGAACGGTAATCCGGTATGGCACCGATGAGGCAGTTAGCATCCCTACCAACGACTCCTTCCCGGTGCCCGATTTCACCTCCCCCCAGATTGAGCCGAGGGCCCGCCAGGTCTCGAAGTACCCGCCGGCCCCATCCGGTACGCGCTCCAACGTCTCGAGAATGAGCTTCCGGTTTAATCTGGGCGTGGCATTGCTCATCTTGCACCTCCGCCGCCCAAGCGAACGTTGCGCCAGCGGTCGACGAGAGAGGAGACCCCGTATGGCATCATCGCACCGCCCACGCGCATCTCGTGCCGGTACTCGTAGTAATAGGCCGCCAGCAACATGACGGCCTGCGCCAAATCCGCGGGCACATCGGCCCAACCAGGCCCAAATCCCGCTGTGAAATCGATGGTGACCGATCCCTGCGGTGGAATGGTCGGCAGCCGCCCGCCCCGTGCAACCATTGCAGGTCGATGGGTGTCTTGCTGAAGCCGATACTTCGCGGTGTCGACAAGTGTCTCCCACTCAAGGCAGTCGACGATACGAACAGCACCGATCGTACTGACAGGTGCAACAGGCAGGGTCTGTGCCCGCGGGTCACGCCATGCCACCACGCTCAAAGAGAAATCCCTTTCGAACAAGACTTTGCCCGTCCAGGCCTCCACCGCAGCAATCGCTGCACGTAGAAAGGTCTCCAACAGGCTGTCCTCGCCCCCCTCGTCGGCAAATCCGGTGCCGAGGCGCAGGTGGTCCCTGAAATCCGCGATCGGCATGGCCGCCGATGGCGCTGAGGTCTGCTCGACCAACATCATCAATTTCTCCGGATCTGAGTTCCCCTCTTGAAACTGGCGACAGACGCGCACCCCGCATCGCTCGTACGGAGGGGGAGCAGCTGGACAATGCGGTGTTCGAAACACCTGGCGCGCGCCTGTCTGCAGCCGCAACCCAACCGGCTGCGGCTGTCCTTCAGGTCAGGATCAGCTGACCGAGAACTTCATGACCTTGATCGCCGCGAAGTCGCTGACGTCACCACCGACGCGTTTTGTGGCATAGAATAGGACATGCGGCTTGGCAGAGAACGGATCCCGCAAGACGCGGAGGTCTGGCCGTTCCGCGACCGTGTACCCTGCACCGAAGTCTCCAAAGGCGATGGCTGTCGCTCCGGTGGCAATGTCCGGCATGTCCTCTGCGATCATGACGGCATAGCCAAGCAGGCGAGCCGGCTCACCATTGGCCAGACCATCCGACCACAGGAACCGCCCGTCGGCGTCCTTGAGCTTGCGCACAGCACCGGCCGTCTTGGAGTTCATGACAAAGCTGGCACCGCCGCGATACTCGGCGCCAAGGGCATAGACGAGGTCGATCAGGGCATCGGCGGTGCCGAAATCCCCGTCGACGCCGGTGGCCACGTAGCCGATGCTTTCCCATGCCCACGAAGCATCATCCACGACCGGATGGCTCAGGAAGCCCTTGGGCTTGTCGATCCCGTCGCCATTGATGAAGGCGGCCGCCTCGGCTCTGGCGAATTTCCCGGCGATCCGTGCGGCGAGCCATCCGTCGATATCGAAGGCGGTGTCGTCCAGCAGACGCTGGCTGACCTTCGGCATCGCCGAAAGCTCGTGCAATGGGATCTGGATCCGGGAGATCTGCGGTGAGGAGGTCTCGTTCGCAGTAGAAACTTCGGTGGTCCAGCCGGAGCCGGTCTCGCTGGCATCGATCAGAACTTCGTAAATCGAGGATTCCACGTTCACAACGTTGGCAATCGAGCGCACCGATGCGCCGCCGAGAAGCACGTTTCGAATCGTATCTGCCGTTTGGGGATCAACGAGGTATCCGCCGTCCGCTTCCACGAGCGTCGACATGCCCTTTGTCTCGATGTCGAGGTCGCGAAGAGCCTCTTCGTTGCCCGACCGGAGATACGCCTCGAAGGCCTTCTGGTGCGGGGCGCCGGCATGGTCGGCGGCGGTTGAGAGTGCGGGGCGCCCAAAGGTCATGGTTTTCCGGTCCAGCATGGTCAGTCGTTCTTCCTGTTTGTGAATCCTGGATTTGATGTCAGCCTGAAAGGAACTGAAATCGCTCAGAAACCCCTTCATCGCCGTAGTGATCTCGGGAACGTTTTGCCCGTCCCTGGCCCTGGTCCCGGATGTGCTCATCGCTTGCGTCCCTCCTGATTGGGATCATTGGCCCCGATGGAGCCCATCTCCACCAGGTCACGGCGGGCCGCCTCGAGCGCCTCCGCCAGGTCTTGCATCGGGTCAGTTTCCGGGGTGTCCCCCTTGGCGCCGACCCGTGCGTCGGGCAGCATCGGAAAGGTAACGAGAGACACCTCCCAAAGCTCCAGATCGTGCAGAAGACGCCGGCCCTGGTCGTCCTTGCTGGCGCGTTTCGTCCGATAACCGATGGACAGCCCGTCAATTGCCCCAGCGTCGATCAATGCGGCGGCCTCGCGGCCTTTCTCGACCTCGGTGAGGATACGACCGCGTACGAAAAGGCCTTTCTCGTCCTCGCGGACCTCGTCCCACACGCCGATGGGTTGGGAAGGGTCGTGTTGCCACAGCATCTTGACCCGTCTGTGCGCCGACTTCAGGACCTCTAGGGAACCCGAATAGGCCCCTTTCTGGACCACGTCGCCGCCTTGATCGCTCTTCCCGAACAGGGAGGCGTAACCTTCGATGACAGCACCCTCGTGGACGCTCAACTCGGAGTCGAACTGGCAGAACTTCCGTTCCAGTCCACTCTCGCCAGTGTGCTCGCTCATGTTGTCCCTTTCCATGGAGTTCATGACCCGCCGTCGATCAACGGAGGCAACCCCAGCAGGCTGCGTTTCTCGGCGTCTGTCAGGAAACTTGCGGATTCGATGCGCGCCCAGTGGGCTTCCCGTTCGGCGGCGAGCGCGGGTATGCGGTCGAGGTCCGGTTCCAATTGGATCGGTGGCCCATCGAAGCGTGTCAGCCACTCCGCGATCACCGCCAGTACCCGGCTTGCCAATGGCAAAACCGTCAGGCGATAGAACGCCCGGTTGGCCTCTTGATAATTCGCGTAGGTCATGTCGCCAGGGATCCCGAGCAACATGGGCGGAACTCCAAAGGCCGTGGCGATTTCGCGCGCTGCGGCTTCCTTGGTCTTCTGGAATTCCATGTCGGAGGGCGAAAACCCCATGGGTTTCCAGTCCAGCCCGCCCTCCAGCAGCATCGGTCGTCCGGCATTGCGCGCGCCCTGATGATGCAGTTCCATCTCCGTCAACAGGCGGTCGTACTGGTCGGGACTGAGCGTACCCGGTCCACCATCCGCCCCGTGATAGACGATCGCGCCCGAGGGCCTGGCCGCGTTGTCCAGAAGCGCCTTCGACCAACTCGAGGCCGAATTGTGAACATCCAGTGCCGTCGCCGCCGCCTGCATTGGTGACAGGCCGTAGTGATCGTCCTGCGGGTGGAAACTCCGGATATGGCAGATGGGCGTTTGCCCAGTCATATCAAAACAGTGTTTCTTGCCTCCAACCACGTACTCATATGCGACAGGCCAGCCATCGCTGCCCGGCACCAGATTCATGCGGTCGCTTCGCAGGACATGAAGCTCGATCGGCAGACCCTCGTCGCCGACCGCCTCGACATAGGCATTTCCCGAAAGCAGAAGCTGTCCGTAGAGCGCTTCGAGAAATTCCGCGCGGCCTTGTGCTGCATTCGGATGTGCCAGCAATTGGGTCACCGGATGAAGGTCGTATCGTCGGCAATCATCCTGGCACAGCGTCGGCAGCGCGGCAGAGGCCTCGGCGATCAGTTTCACGCATCGAAACCCGATCGGGTTTCCGACAAAGCCGTTCTTGGTCAACGCCACTGTGTCCCGCGGGGACCAGACCACCCGGCCCGCCCCTTGCCAGGAGATCACGGGACCAGTGGCCGAAGCCTTGGCCTCCGGCGGCTCGTTCGTTCCGGCACTTCCGCCGGATCGTCGCAGGAAGTCCAATACCATGCTCTGTTGCTCCTCGTCCTGTGTGGGGTCGGGCCCCGGCCAGCGTCACCCGGCCCCCTGCCGGGTGGCAGGGGGCGGGCATGGCGGAAGAGGGCACCGCCTGCCCCGGCGTGCCACTCTCTTCCGATCTCGGTTAGAAGGGTTGGACCTAGAGGGTCCTGATTCCGGGCCGGCGGAACTGTGCGGCCGGCACGATCAGCAGTTCCGTCACTGCCCAGACCAATGCGTCCAGACGGTCGGGCGATCCCCTGCCCTCAAAACCGCGGGTCGTCATGCGGCACATCTGATCTTCGAGTTTTCCAAGCCCGCGCAGATGATGTACCCGGCCCTGTTCATAAAGTGCGGCCACGGGCTCCGCCCGCGACGCCTTTCCCCTTTGAGCCCGCACGGCCCGGTATGGCAGCATCGGATCGATCTGGTTCAGAACGGTCTGCACGAGGTCTCCGCCCTGATTGACTTCGGCCACCAACCGATCCGCGCCATGTCGGTCACGTGCAGCAATGGCGGCCTCGGCCCAGGCCAGCGGGGACGCTGCCGAAATTGTTGCGTCCTCGAGGACAAAGGCCTCCCAATTCTGTGGTGGACCCTTTGTAACTGCCCCGACCACCACGATTCCGCATTCGTCGGAGCCTTTGTGCCCGGTCACCGGTGGATCGATCGCAACCACGATCCGATCCAGGTCCGGAACCTCGTCCACCCGGCCGTTTTCCAGCGCGACCGTGCTCCAGAGCGCGCCTTCGGTGTCTTCCACCAGAACTCCGTCGAGTTCCTGCCGGCCCAATCTGGTCCCGGCATAGCGGGTCCGGACTTCGGCAAGGAAGCTCTCTGCAAGGTTGGCCCGGTTGGCCTCGGTTGGCGCCGAAGTCACCACCGTGGACGTCTGCTTCAGCAGGTCCTTCAACAGCGGTACATCGCGCGGCGTGGTCGTCACGCATTGCCGCGGGTTGTCTCCCAGGCGCAGGCCAAACTGCAGCATGGACCAGGCCTCGTCGGCTTTCTTCCACTTGGCCAGTTCGTCCACCCAGGCGCAATCGAACTGCGGTCCCCGCAAGCTCTCTGGCTCATGTGCCGAAAAGACCTGCGCGACAGCGCCGTTCGGCCAGAGCAATCGTTTGCGGCTCGCCTGCCATTCCGGCTTCCGGTCAGGGGGAGAGCAGGCAAGGAGCCCGCTGTCCCCGAAGATCATGACCTCACGAACCTGTTCCACCGTTTCCCCCACGAGGGCAATGCGGCGGCTCAGGCCGGGGTCACCGGGCTTCGCACCCTCCACCCGGGCCCGGATCCACTCGGAGCCGGCGCGGGTCTTGCCCGCGCCACGTCCACCCATGATCACCCAGGTCTTCCAGTCCCCGCTGGGCGGCAACTGATGCGGCAATGCCCAGAACTCGAAGAGCCAGGGCAAGGCACAGAGCGCGTTCTCGCTCAACCCGTCAAGAAACTCCTGCTGCACCTCTTGCGGCGCGGAGACGAGCCATTCGGCCCCCGATCTCATCGCGGGCCCCGGCAAGGTCGAGAGCCTGCTCATGAACATTCCCGACGAGCTTTCGGCGAAGGTCTTCAACATTGCGGGCCTCCTCCATCATTGTCATGGATGCTTTCCGAAGCTCCGAGAGCACCGGGCCAAGCTTTTTTGCGCGATCGGTTCGGCCTTCCCCGATCTCGCGGATGATGTCCGTCAGTTCCTGGGAGCCGCTGCGATAAAGTTCGACTGCCTGGTCAAAATACACACCAAAGTCCTCGCCCTGAATATTGGACGAAATCAAATTATCCATTTTGTTTACCTGCGCTTGGTCATGCCTTCGCACGAGGGAAAAGGAAAAGCGCCAAGACTTTCGTCCGGCGCTTGCCCACTTCTTCCAGCTTGACTCATTTCTACTTTGGACCGTTCGCAGAGTCAAGCAAACTCTCTCCAAGCGCAAATGAGCACCGCACGCCAAGTTACGGATTGTTAACCATTTTTATTCGCTGGCTCGCTCAGCCTCAATGGCCCGCCAACGCCTTACGTTCTCGTTGTGCTCGTCGAGTGTCTCAGCAAACGCGTGCCCACCCGAGCCATCCGCGACGAAGAAAACGTAGTCCGTCTGCTCGGGATTGAGTGCGGCGCGAATGGAGTCCCGGCCCGGGTTTGCGATCGGTGTCGGCGGCAATCCCGCAATGACATAGGTATTGTAGGGCGTCGCCCGTCGCAACTCGCTCTGGCGCAAGCCGCGTCCCAGCGAGCCCTTTCCTTCGGTTACACCATAGATCACCGTCGGATCCGTCTGCAGCCGCATCCCCTGCTCCAGCCGGTTGACAAAGACGCTGGCAACCGTGCCTCGCTCCTCCGGCACCGCGGTCTCCTTCTCCACGATGGATGCGAGCGTCAGCGCTTCCTCCGGAGTCTCCAGCGGCAGACCATCCTGTCGTGCCGCCCAGAGATCGGAAAGAATCGCGGCCTGGCGCTGTTCCATACGAGTCAGAATCGCCTCGCGATCTGTGTTTCGGGGCACCTCATAGCTGTCCGGGGCCAGGGCTCCTTCGGAGGGAACCGCCGCGATCTCGCCACTCAGGAAGGGCGCCAGCTTGAGCGACTCGGCCACTTGCCAGCTGGTGACCCCCTCGGCCAGCGTCACCCGGAACTGCGTGCTGGGTTCTGCCATGATGCCGGCAAGAGCATCGGGTGTGGGTTCCGTTGCAGGCGCATACCGCACCAGATCGACGTATTCCTGGGTCTGCGGGTCAAGGTCCCGCACCACCATCTCGGCCGTCAGAACGCCAATCCGATAGTTGATGTCGGTGCCACAGGTGCTGCGCCCCGATGCGGTAATCGCGTCCACGATACCGGCCATCGATTCTCCGGCCGGTATCAGGAAGCTGCCCGCCTTCAGGTCCGAGCCCCGGTCGCTGTAGGCCACGCCCAAACGAAAGATCGTGTCGGAACTGATCGCCCCAAGGCTGGAAAGGTCCTGCGAGACACTCTTCATCGACGCTCCCGAGGGAACGCGCAGGCAGATCCCCGCGCCCATCGGACCGGGCCCTGCGTATTGCCGCTGCCCCCACGCGATCATCCCTGCTGCCGCAGCCAGAAGCACAATGAGGATCGTCAGGGCGTTCGAGGCGATTGCCCGTGCCATCAGCTCTCGACCTTGCCCATGATCAGGCTGGCGTTGGTGCCACCGAAACCAAAGGAGTTCGACAGCGCCACCGTGATATCGCGCTCCCGCTTGGCGTTCGGTGCGAGGTCGATCGGTGTGTCGACCGCCGGAGTGTCAAGGTTGATGGTCGGCGGTGCGACCTGATCGCGGATTGCCAGGATCGAAAAGATCGCCTCGGCAGCACCCGCTGCGCCCAGCAGGTGCCCGATGGACGACTTGGTGGATGACATCGTCACCCCCGATGCCGCATCGCCCAACAGCCGTTCCACGGCGCCGAGTTCGATGGTGTCGGCCATGGTCGACGTACCGTGCGCATTGATGTAGTCGATCGCGCCCGGCTCGAGCCCGGCCCGCCCGAGCGCCGCCTTCATGGAACGGAACCCGCCATCGCCGTCCTCGGAGGGCGCGGTGATATGATAGGCATCGCCCGACAGGCCATAGCCGAGGATCTCTGCATAGATCTTGGCACCGCGGGCAACCGCATGCTCGTATTCCTCCAACACGACCACGCCCGCGCCCTCGCCCATGACGAAGCCGTCGCGCTCCGCGTCCCACGGCCGGCTGGCGGTCTCGGGGGCGTCGGCGCGCTTGGTGGACAGCGCCTTGCACGCGTTGAACCCCGCGATCCCGATCTCGCTGATCGGGCTTTCGGCACCGCCGGCGACCATCACATCGGCATCGTCCAGCGCAATCAGGCGGGCGGCGTCTCCGATGGCATGGGCTCCGGTGGAGCAGGCCGTGACAACTGCGTGGTTCGGGCCCTTGAAGCCGAACCGGATCGAAACCTGGCCACTGACCAGGTTGATCAGTGCGCTCGGAATAAAGAAGGGAGAGACCCGGCGCGGGCCGCGCTCCTTGAGCAGAACGGCCGTATCGGCAATCGCCGAGAGGCCACCGATCCCGGAGCCGATCATCACGCCGGTCCGAATTCGGCTTTCCTCATCCTCCGGCATCCAGCCGGAATCCCGCACCGCCTGATCGGCCGCCGTCATTCCGTAGAGGATGAAATCGTCGACCTTGCGCCGTTCCTTCGGCTCCATCCAGTCGTCTGGATTGAAGGTTCCGTCGCTGCCGTCGCCCAAGGGAATCTCGCAGGCATACTTGGTCGTTACCCGCTCAGGGTCGAACCGGGTGATTGTCCCGGCACCGGACTTCCCGGCCAGAAGCCGCGTCCAGGTTTCCTCAACCCCGCACGCCAAAGGCGTGACCATTCCCAAGCCGGTGACCACCACTCGCCGCATGTCTTGCACCTCGGTCTTGTTATCGCTTTGACGCGTGATACACGCGCCTCGATCCCCACGCAACAAGTCGCGCCGCAGCGCGCGCCGATCTGCCGGTGCGACGATCCGCAAATCCGCTTGGCCGGGGTTGCCACGTCAGCCGCCAACGCCACCCCACGACGCCCGGGACGGTTGAACCTCCCTCCTGACTCCGGAAAGCCATCAGGCCCACTCGCAGCAAGAGGTATCGGCAATCGCATCGGACCCTCAAGCCAACGGGCGGGCCGGCCCCTGTCGTTGCGCCCAATGCCGTGACACATCACAGGCCATGCGACCAAAGAAAAAGGCGCCCCCGAAAGGAGCGCCAATCTGTACTCTGTCCGTCGTCAGGCGGATGTTCAAGCGGCTTCGGTGATGAACTTCACTGCGTCGCCGAAGGTCTGGATCGTTTCAGCGGCATCATCCGGGATCTCGATTCCGAACTCTTCCTCGAACGCCATCACCAGCTCGACAGTGTCGAGGCTGTCCGCACCCAGATCGTCGATGAACGACGCGTTCTCGGTCACCTTGTCTTCTTCGACACTCAGGTGCTCCACAACAATCTTCTTCACGCGGTTCGAAATGTCGCTCATGTCCGTTCCTCATTCCAGGGGCCTGCTGCCCCGTTCTTGCTCTCTGCCCCGGGGGGCGTTCCTGTTCGTGCCCCGTATGGGCTGCCGTTCCCCGTCTGCACCGGGGTTCCTGTCCCCTGACTTATCCGTAAAGACAGGTCTCGGATCGAAAACTGCGCCGCCTTTAGCATGTTCGCCTGATAAAGCAAACAATTTGACGGGGCCTCCGTTCGCCTCTCGGACACCGTTCCGGCGCTGCACCACAGCCCGGTACATGGCCTCCCCGTCGGGAATTCACAAGGCCCGCGCGGCAAAAAACGCGGTCGGAAACGCCGTCAGATCATAGCCATACCGCCGTTGACATGCAGGGTTGCGCCCGTGACATAGGCGGCCTCGGGGCTTGCCAGGTACACCACCGCGGCTGCGATTTCCTTGGCCTCGCCCATGCGCGCCGCAGGGATCTTGGCGGTGATCGCAGCCTTCTGATCGTCAGTCAGCTTCTCGGTCATGGCGGTGCGGATGAACCCGGGCGCCACGGCGTTGGCGGTGATTCCGCGGCTGGCGACCTCATAGGCAATGGATTTGGTCAGGCCG